ATTCGGCACGTGCCCTAATAATGCGGGCGTTTACATCCTCGTAGCCCTCTAAAAAGTTACTCATCGCTTGGCCTCAGCTTCTTTTAGCGCCTTAGCAATATTACGGCCACGTAGGTAACCTTCACCTAGCCCTACTTTGTAGCCCATATCGTAAGCTGCATAGATAAATAAGCCCATAAACAGGCAAACCATACCTACTACTATTAAATCTAAACTGTTCATCTTTCGCCCTTTGTTAAGGCCGAGTCGCTACTTATCCGAGTAGCCCTCTCGGCGTGTGTAGTAAAAGTATGACCCTACCCACCGACAAAAGGCAACGCGACACGCGCTACTTACTAAGTCTGTCCTCTAGCAACAGCTCATAGATTTTATCTACGCGTATCTCTATACGCTCAACCCTACCTTTAAGGTTATGCCCGCCGTTGCCGTCATCCCGTAGCTCAGATAGGTAGTACTTAACAAGGTGGCGCACAAGCCCAGCCATAAGCCCTGAAAGCGTAGCTATCCCTAAAGCTATCGCTATGTATGCCTGGGCCTGTGACACTTACTTAGCGCCTATGCCTAGTTGCTTTTCATTGGGTGCTAGGGCCTTTAGTACTGGCCCAATAAGTCCAGCTATAAAAGCATTAGCTAGTACCTTAGGATCTGTAATACCTGATAGATATAAGGCACCCACGCAGGATAGGGCGGCACGTAAATAAGACAGGGCCGCTGCCTTTAGTTGCGCGCTCAATTTGAGTCCGCCCAGGTAATAACGTTAAAAGTAAAAGACGGTGTTACTCCGCCTATCTCGTAACTGACTCTTAGGTTATCTGTAAAAGCTGTTGTTACTCTTATTACCTCACGTGCTGCCCCTGTTTTCTGTGTAAAGGTAGCTATGGTGTTGTAATTGGTGCCGTCTACGGTGTCTTGTACGACTACATCTAATGTAGGCGCGGTGCCACTAGCTGCAGTTACCTGTAGCTGTAGTACTAACTGCCTTGCCGCTGCAAAACCTGTAACCGCCGTGGCTGCCGCTGTAGTGGTACGAGCGCCTGAGGCTAAAAGGGTTACAGTACTTGCAGGTATATTAGCTTGCTGTATGTCACTCATTTTTGCTCTTTTCTAGCCCTAATTTATTTACTAACTCTGCAACCTTTGCAGGGCCAATACTTATCTCAAAGTGCATCTCATCTTTTCTAGTCCAATCCCCGCCCCAGGTAAGGCCGTACTTTTTAGCCAGGGCACGGATCATAGGTACCTTGCTAGCCTCAAACGTGCCTACCTTGCCTAAAGGGTGTTTAGTTGCGTTAAGGTCTATAGCTGTGCCGCTTGCGTGGTTGCTTAGCTTGCCTACTACACCTCGTACGTCTCTGTAGGCATAGCCCCAATCGTCAAACGTGCCGCCTTCTATTGGCTCTATTAGCTCGTTAAACTCTTTAGCAAAGTTAATAAGCAACGGCGCTACCTTTTCGGCGCAACGCAGTTTAAGGCTTGTGCCCTCTACCTTGTAGGCCTTTACGCCTATCTCAGCCTGATCCTTAGATGCTGGCCAGCCGTTGTAACTTGTCAGCATAAGTGTTTAAGCGTTTGTGTAAGTAACGCTTACTTCTCCACCATTGGCCATAAGGTTGTAGGGTTGCAATTCAACCCAGCCCTCATTACAACCTGAAAAGCCTACGCCGTTCATATTGCCTTCCATACATATAATGTTGCTAGTAGTCCAGCCGTCATCGGCCCCACTACCGCCAGCTGACCAGGCTACAGATCCCTGCAAAATACAGATGCCGTCTTGGTACCAGCGCATAGCGCAGGTTATGTTTGTGTCATCGGGTGTGAAACCCAAGCTAGTGCCTGCGCCTGCTACTGCCCCAGCTTGTGCGCCATTAGATGCTTGTACTTTTAGATCGTATTTAGTTTGGTTGCTTATATTAAATGTTACAGGGCCCATTTTATTCTCCTTAGTTAGTAGTAATTATCTTAGTCAAGTGTTCCAATCACAGCCCAAGTGACTTTAAGTCATCAACAGTTAAACCAAGTGCAGCAAGTTTTTCTACTGCAGCCACTTTGTCATCTTCGGCTTTTTTTATTAACGCGCAGCGTTCAGCAGCTTCGGCAGAATCTTTTGACCAAATAGCATATTCTTCATCGGTCATTTCTCTGTCAATGGTTGTGTTTGTAATTATATCAAAAATCCTTATATTTGGCTTACTCATTATGAACCTCCATAGACATAAATTGTTCCTTCATCAAAGTTTCCACTGCTTGAATTGAGAACTATACTTGTAATTGCATTTCCATTATATGTGCCATTTACTTGATAAGAGACATTATTTGTACCATTTCCAGCACCAAAAGAAATAAGTGGTTTTCTACCTGCCGTATCGCAACTTGTAATGTTAATTTGCGCATCCATTTCATTAAGTGAATTGTTGCCAGTTATTGCAAGATAACAATTTGCGGTAGAACTTGGGGCACCAGGAGTTGTATTGGTTAATGAGTAATAAATTAAAGAGGCGTTATTTTCGTTATTTGGTTTTAGCGTTACCTCAGTTGAAGCATTAACGCTGCCGCCTTGTGCCACATAGATATTCAACGCTTTTGATGTAATACCTGAAATTGTAATTGCAGTAGCCCCAGTCAATGCCGTACCACCCGCATTTAACAAAGTGTAGTTTAGAGAACTGCCGCCTGCAGGTGTAGCCCAACTTGGAATACCTGATGCAACAGTAAGTACTTGACCTGTTGAGCCAATACCAAGACGGGTAGGTGTTGTGCCGCCTGATGCATAAACCGTATCGCCTGTAGTTGTAAAAGGATTAGTCATCCCGTCAGCTGCATCTACTGCAAAGAATATGGCCGCGCTTGTGCTGTTAAAATACAAACTGCCAGCATCGTATTGCTTTAAGGCTAAGGTGCTACTTGTGCTAACTGTTGCTGTGCCTGCCGTTACTGTGCATACACCCGCGCCCACATTTTGTATCTGTACTGTATCGCCAGCTGCAAAAAGCGCTGTATTAACAGTAATGGTTGTAGCACTTGCGCTGTTCATCTGTACTACTGTGCCAGCATCGGCTGCCACTAGGACATAGCTAGTGGTTTTCGCTGTAGTTGATCCACCGCCCATAGCCGTCTGTTGCAGGCTAGTCATCTGCGCAGCCGTCAATACCTGGCCCGTGGTAAAGGTCTGTTTAGCCATTTACGTACTCCTTAATAACTTAATACGCCGCTGTCAAGCAGGCCGTATATGGATGAGTCTAATATAAAGCCGTCAATAATTGGCTCTAGAGTGGTAAGTGTTGTTTTCCAGCTATTAGGCGTAATGCTTTGAGCAACGCCAAACACCTGCAAAGTTTTAGTTAGGGTTGAGCTGCCAGGTTGATTAGTTGTGATAGTTACTGGGTCAAAGTAATCCAGGCTGAGGGCTGCAATAATGCCTAAGTTGTAGTTATCGGTATAAAGGTCTAGCTGTATAGCATCGCATCTAATACTTGTCTCAGCTCTAGATGCAACGTATGCCTGTGCGTAATCCAAGGCCACGGCATCGGTTTCCATTAGCAGGTTTTGTTGGTTGTAGCTATGAATAAAATACTTATCTATGCTGGGCTGGTTTATGGCTACCTGAGCTGTGCCCCCTGTGCGGGTAACGCTGGCTGAGTTGTAAACTAGGGTATCGTCAAGGCGCCACACCGCATTAAAGTAGCCAATATTTGTACCGTTATCGTTAAATACTGTAGGCGTAGCCCCTGTACTGCCAGCCGTTACTGATCGGTCTTGAAAGACGAACGAGCCAGCGGCATCTACATACAAAGCCCCATACTCGCTAGTCTCTACGGTTTGCATAGCTGCAAGGCTTGTGCGGGCTGTGCCTGGGTCTGCCTGCATTGTGGTTAGCCCTGCATCTACGTCACGCATAGAGGCTGGCCAGCTAATAGCATCTAGCAGGTTATTTATTCTTGCACCGCTAAGCTGACCCGCTGAGGTGCCAGCCACGGTATTGATCTGTGCGTTTTGCGCCAACCTAAAAGCATCTACTGCCGTTATAACCGTATAAACTACATCGGTAGCATTTTTAGGTGTAGTAGTTGTATAGCTAGTAATAAAGCCAGCAAAAATAGGATATGTAATTGCGCCGTATGTAGCCGTAATCTGTACTTTACGCATTGGCGTTAAAAGTCCCGCGTATGGTGAGCTACCATTTTGTGGGTTAAAGTCTCCATTTTGGTCAACAATACGCATAGTAAGGGTGCCCGTTTGGAATTGGTCAGCCTGTGGGTTACGCCCGCGCTTAGTCTCAATACTATCTACTACGTCTGAGACGTCCACAATAACACTAGCTGCATCTGCCAAAATATTAGTGCCTAATAAACCGCTATCTAAAATCATAGCCTGAGCAAAACTAGGCCCAGTACTAAAGTTAATAACAGCGTTAATTACTGGCAGGGTCATAGCGCCCCTGCAAAATTAAGGTTATTGCCAAACCTGTTATTTTCTTGCACTGCCGTTTGTACTATTTCAATAAGGCCGCTTGTCCTATCTTGAATAGTAATCTGCGCACCCATACCTTGATTACCATAACGCTCACGATTAGCTTCAAGAGTGGCTGCTACAAAAGCATCTGTAAGTTGGGTCAAGATGCTTTGATCTAAAGCCTTAGAGGCTGCCGCATTACGGGCATCTATCTCATCTGCTAAAGCGTTATTCAATTCAGTCACAGCATTAGATACTTCAATAATCGCCTCAATAGATTCTTGACCAGTTAGTTGTGGAAGTTTAGGTATTGTTGCTAAATCTATACCTGAGCCGCCTGGACTTGTAATACTGCTAGTACCTGTCATAGTCAAAGTAGGGAACTTAAACTTAGCTAGCAGGTCTAGGGCAGCTTGTAGGTTAGCTAGGTTGATTAGATCGGTTGACTTCATACCTGCTAAAACGTTGTTTATGTCTAGCAGCTTGGCATCTTGGCGCTGTAAGGCGCCTAATATCTTTAAGTCCTCGTTTAGCTTGGCCGTGGCCTTTACTATGGCTGCATCATCCTTTGAGGCTATGGCATCCTCTAGCGCAGCTATATCTTGCTTAACCTTTAGGCGCTGTACATCATTGGCTATGCCTAAAATCTGTGCGCTAGTAGTTGCTTTGCCTAACGCCTCAGCCTGGCCTATAAGCGCTGCGTTAAGCTGAATAGCATCCATATCAAAGACATCTGCACCTTTAGCTAAAGCCAGGTTTGCTTTATCAAGAATTGCCTGCGACTTTTTATCGGCAAGGATTTTAGCCTGGGCTTTTTGCTGCTCTTTAGTAAGGGCTGTTATTTTCTTTTGTGTAGTTAAATATGTGCCTGCTTGAATAGGGTTTTTTTGACCGCCTACCGCCGCAATACGCGCAGCTTTGGCCCCTGCCTCTGTAAGTAAGCTGAGGTAAGTACCGATAATAGGTATCATCGCTACATCTAACTTAAACCCACCTGGTAGTTTATCTAGCTGGGATAACAGTACGCCCATACCTCTAATTAAATTGGCTACATTGGTAGCAGCATTTTCCATATTAGTAGCAAGGTCTGATACGGAAGTATCATCGCCTAGCATTTTTAAGGCATCTATAAGGCCAGTACCTATAATCTCCTGCACATTAGCAGCGGCCACACCTA